AAACCATATAAAAGAATATAACAAATCACCAAGTGTTTCATCTCTTGCAAATATTATTTCAGAAAGAGATGATTTGAACGAGAACTTGTTTAAGAATTGTTTAGAAATTCTGAAAGCATATAAGAAAAAGAGTGATGATACTGAATGGCTTATACACGAAACAGAAAAGTGGGCAAAAGATGCAGCTGTCTATAATGGTATTGTAGATTCAATTGCAATCTTAGAAGGTAAAGATACAAAGAAACCAAAAGATGCAATACCAGATATGTTGACTGATGCGTTAGCAGTATCTTTGGATACAAGTGTGGGACATAATTATATTGATGATGCTTCTGAACGATGGGATTATTATCATAAGAGAGAACAGAGATATCCATTTGGTATTGAGATGTTGGATAAGATTACAGGTGGAGGAATATCACCAAAGACTCTTACAGTATTTCTTGGTGGAACTGGTTCTGGTAAAACATTAGTCAAGACACACCTGGCATCTCAATATATCAAACAAGGCTTTGATGTTTTATATATTACAATGGAGATGGCACAAGAGAGAATAGCTGAGAGAGTTGATGCTAATCTTTTGGATATTGATTTAGACCAAATTCGTTTACTTCCAAGAGATTCATTCAATGCAAAGATTGAAAAGATGATGAACTCTACAAGAAATTTTGGTAGATTAGTTATTAAAGAATATCCAACATCAGGAGCTCATGTTGGAAATTTTCGTGGATTGTTGAGAGAGTTAAAGATTAAAAAGCGATTTACACCACAGATTGTTATATTAGACTATCTAAATATATGTGCATCCAATAGAGTTAAATGGACATCAAATATGAACACTTATGTTTATATTAAATCCATAGCAGAGGAGATTCGTGGATTCGCAGTAGAGTGTAATGTTCCTGTCATCACAAGTTCCCAATTAAATCGTGAAGGATTTATGAGTTCGGATCCGGATCTTTCAAATATATCCGAGTCATTTGGGTTGCCTGCTACGGCAGACCTTATGTTAGCTATTGTGGCAAAAGAGGATAATGGTGGTCAGCTGATGTTCAAGCAGCTGAAGAATAGATATAGTGATCCCACAATTAATTCTAAATTTATGTTGGGGATGAATAAGAATCGTATGAGATTAGAGAGTATTTCACAATCACAGCAACCAGTTCTGGCAAATGGTGGTGGTGATACAAAAAAAACACCAGATTCACCATTTTTGAAGCAACATAAAGATGTTAAAACGGCTACTTCTGATTGGAAAATATAGCCAAATGTATAAATATTATAAATATATGAGAGAATTTTATATAAATAGTAGATATGAAAGATAAGAAACTTATAGAATTGTTTAAAGATTCAGCCGATAAACTGAACAAAAAAGAGAAACACAGTACAGCACTTCATTCGATGGGTGGATATGGTGAGATAGACCATGAGAGGATTTGTCCTTTTCGTTCTGTTGCGTTTGAAGAATGTCCCTTATGTAAAATAGAGAGTTTGGATAACCTATGATCTCATTCGCACAGTTATTAAATGAAGATAAGAACACTCACTTAGAACATCTTGAAGATGAGATAATTAATAATGGTTTAACTGGTGCTAAGACAGCAGTTAGATTCTTGAACTCATTAAAAGATATGTTGAACGGAGTTGGTAAAGGTTCAACGAATGTTACAGTAAAATGGGATGGAGCTCCAGCAGTTTTTGCTGGTATAAATCCAGAGAATGGGAAGTTTTTTGTTGCAACAAAATCGTTATTTAATAAGGTCCCTAAAATTAATTATACCAATGAGGATATAAGAACCAATCATGGTTCCGGGGGTCCGGCAGATAAATTAAAACTTGCACTCAAACATCTTCCTAAACTTGGAATGAAAGGTATATTCCAAGGTGACATTATGTTTACTAAAGAGGATCTTGCAGAAGAAGTAGTTGATGGTGTTAAAAGTGTAGTCTTTACACCCAACACAATAACTTATGCAGTTCCGGCTGATAGTAAATTAGCTAGTACAATTCGTAAAGCAAGTATAGGAGTTGTCTGGCATACATCATATAGTGGAAAAACTATTGCAGATTTGAGTGCGTCTTTTGGTGTAGACTCTAGTAAGTTTACAACAACCAAAAGTGTTTGGTCGGAAGATGCTGGTGTTAAGAATGTTAGTAGTGTTGCTGGTTTGACAAAAGCAGATACCAAGAGTCTTACTGCTAAAATAAATATGATTAAAGGAGCTATAAAAAAGACAGGAAGATTTTTTGATGTACTCAAAAGAGAACAGACCATACTAAGTCTAGGTGGTCAACTGAAAATCTTTTTTAACTCTAAGATTCGTGCAGGTACTAAGTTGTCAGGTGTAGACAAACTCGTTAAGGAGTTTGATAAATATTATATTGATCGTATGACAAAAGAGATTGCTGATAGGAAAACAGACAAAGGTAAAACAAAATACAAAAAGATACTCAAAGATTCTAGCAAGGAATTAAAGAACTATAAGAACGAAATATATTTTGCCTTTGCAACTTACTTAGCAATTAAAGAAGCAAAGTTGATTGTTGTTAGTCAGTTGAATAAGATACAAGGTATTGGAACATTTCTCAAGACGGGTGATGGATTTAAAGTAACAGCTCCAGAAGGGTTTGTTGCTATTAATGCTAAGAGTGGAAAAGCTGTCAAGTTGGTTGATAGATTAGAATTTTCTCATGCCAACTTTACTATTGCAAAAAATTGGAGTTAATGTATAAAGAGGTGATTTAATGGAACATAAAGTTTACCGTTATTTTCAAAAATTACCGTTTGTATTTGATCCAAATAAATTAGAAAGAGCATTAGACCAAGTATTAGAAATTGCACCATGGCCTCAACAATTAATAAATGTTGATAAGAAATATCAGCAGATTTGTTTGACAAGAAAAAAAGGACAGAAAGCACCAGATTGTTACTATGAAGGAAATGGTGGTGTGTATCATGTGTTTGTTGATGGTAAGGAAGAAAGCCGTCAACAAAATTTAGATGAGGGTGAATATTCAGAATTTATATCTGAATTTAATCACACCTACTTTAAAGAAGTTTATGATGAGATAAATAATTATTGTAAAAAAGAATATAATGGTGTATTAGGTCGTGTTCGTTTGATGTTATCAAAACCAAGAGCATCATTATCTTGGCATCGTGATCCAGAACCAAGACTTCATGTTCCAATAGTTACTAGTTTTGGAGCTATGATGATAGTAGAGGATGAAGTACTTCATATGAAAACTGGTGAAGCTTGGTTTGCAGATACAGAATATTATCATAGTCAGTTTAATGGAAGTGAAGTAGATAGAATACATATTGTAGCATCATTATATAGAGATAAGGATTTTTATTGTATGGAGGATTGTTTAAAGGGGAATGACTATTACTAAAGTTAAGTCAAGGTATTGTGTTAAATGTGACGCATTATATAAATATGAATGTGTATGTCCAAATAATGTAAGAATGAGAAATATTAAAAAAACTTTCCAAAAAATTAGTTTGGAAAAAATCAAAACAGCTTTGGAAGAAGTTGGATTACATGGAGAAGAAAATGAAATCATTTAAAGAAATGTTGGAAGCATCTGGTGATAAAAAAGCTTATCAGGCTTTCTTTGATAAGAAATTGAAAAAGTATGGTGTTGGTAGTCCATCTGAATTATCTGGTGAAGAAAAAAAGAAGTTCTATGATGAAATTGATAAAGAGTGGGAAGGCGATAACGAAAACGATTAATTAAAGGGAAGATATGAAAAACTTTAAAACATTTATGGAAGCAAAAACATTTATGGAAGCATCAGCTTTATTTACGAGTCCAATTATAGGTGGTGGCACTATTAAACAGGTGGTTTCTATTTTATCAAAAAAACTTAAAGCACCATCAAGTGATTTTGATTTTAAAAGGGCGCACGTTGATACAGGTATGCCGACCAGTGGTATGACTAGTGATCCTGAAAAGAATGCAGAAATGGAATTAGTAATGATTTCTTTTTCTTTAGATAGTAAAAAAGATTGGCCGTCTGGTAAATTCAAAAAGTCAAGATGGGTTAATATGAATCTTTATCGGGATGGTATATTGAATATGACTAAGTATAGTCCTGAAATTAAGAAACCTTTAGGGAAAATAAAAGTCAAATCTATTAATGATGTAATTAGTAAAATTAATGCATGGATTAAATCAGAGGGATGATTACATTTAAGAAATTTGTTAGAGAAGGAAAAGAAAAGACAGCTGTTTTTTCCTTTGGTCGTATGAATCCTCCTACCTCTGGACATGGAAAACTTATCAAAAAAGTGATGAGTGTTGCCAAGAAAGAAAAAGGTGTTCCTATGATTTATCCTTCCAAGACAGAGGATAATAAGAAGAATCCCCTAACGTATAAGACAAAGGTTAAAGTTCTTCAAGACGTTTTTGGTGACATTGTAAATACAACTACTGATATAAGAACACCATTTGATGTCTTAGGGTATTTGGACAATCAAAAGTTTTCTAAGGTAGTTTTTGTTGTTGGTAGTGATAGAGTTGCAGAATTTAAAAAGAATATGTCAAAGTTTGTTGATAGTGACCTTGACAACATAAAAGATTTTTCAGTTGTATCAGCTGGTGACCGTGATCCTGACGCAGAAGGTATTAAAGGTATTTCTGGTTCTAAGATGCGTGAATATGTAAAGAAAGATAAATTTAAGAAATTCGCCGCTGGTTTAATGACAAAGAATTCTAATTTAGCTAAAAAAGTTTTTAAAGAATTACAAAAACGAATGAAATAGAACAAGAGGCATATATTATGCTAGATTGTGAAATTAAGCCTGCACCTAATAATGGTGTTCTACCAGATTTGTTTTATTCTACATCACATCTTCCTACTCAAGTTCGTGTTAAGGGGGAATGGGTAGATGTAGAAAATATTGAGATGGATTTGGCCATTCGTATAGAATATAATCCTCTCCGTGCTATGGCCATCCCAATGGCTTCTGCAAAAGCTTGGGATAATATAGTAGTTGGTCATGAGGGTATCAAAATATCTCCTTTGACTAAACCAAAGGAACATGATGTATTTTCGTTTATGGGGTCAGAGATTTCTTCTGAAAGACCTAATAAACATATTATTCATGAAATTGCCGAGAAGATGAAGTTAATACGGAATAATCGTCATGATTGTTCTGATAAGGATCTCGGAACTAAAGTACTTCTTGTTGGTGGCCCTGCTATTGTACATTCAGGTGGTAGAGAAGCACTTTCATGGATGATTGACGAAGGATATATTCATGTCTTGTTTAGTGGTAATGCTTTACCGACACACGACATGGAGGTAAGTTTATATGGTACTTCATTAGGATTTAGATTAGATGATGGTGTTATAGTTCCACACGGTCATCAACATCATCTATATGCTATTAATAAAGTACGAGGTGCCGGAAGTATTAAAAATGCAGTCGAGTCAGGACTTATTAAAGATGGTATAATGGCTTCTTGTATTCGACATAATGTAGATATAGTGTTAGGTGGTAGTATTCGTGATGATGGGCCTTTACCAGATGTTGAAACGGATATGATTAAAGCCCAATGGGCTATGCGGGAAGCACTTCCTGGTGTCGGTTTAGTTTTAATGGTTGCAACTACATTACATTCTATTGCTACAGGTAATTGTTTACCAGCAAAGATACCTTCTGTTTGTGTTGATATAAATTCAGCTGTTCCAACGAAATTAGCTGACCGTGGAAGTTTTCAAGCAGTAGGTCTTGTAATGGATGCATCATCATTTGTGAAGGAGTTAGCAAGAGAACTTAGCTGGGAGGGATAGGATATGTCACGGTTACTTGTTTGTCCTCCAGACTACTATGGTATTGAATATGAGATTAATCCGTGGATGCGTATTTCAGATGTTGCGGATTCTGAAAAGAGTAAATCTCAATGGTATGATCTCATGAAAACACTGGAAGACGATGTTGGTGTTGAGTTGGAAAGAATGATACCAATAAAAGGTTGGCCAGATTTAGTATTTACTGCTAATGCAGGAGTAGCACATAATGGAATAGCAGTTATTAGTAAGTTCAAACATCCTGAACGACAAGGGGAAGAAAAATATTTTAAAAATTGGTTTACTGAACATGGTTATAAAGTTGTTTCTTTAGAAGATGGTTCTTTTGAAGGAGCTGGTGATTTGTTAGGATTTGATGATATTTGGTTTGGGGGTTATGGTCAGCGTAGTGATAAAGAAGTATATACTACCCTAAGCGATATTTATGATAAAGAAATTATACCGTTGAAATTAGTCAACGAAAAATTCTATCATTTAGATACTTGTTTCTGTCCACTTAGTGGTGGTGAATTACTTTACTATCCACCGGCTTTTGATTTGTATTCTCAAAAATTAATTGCTGAGCGTTGGCCATTTAGAGTTATTGTTTCTTCACAAGAAGCAGAGCGATTTGCTTGTAATGCTGTTTGTGTAGGTAATCATGTAGTACTTCCGAGTGGATGTGATGAAACAATGAAAGTGCTAAAACAATATGGTTATATAACCCATCCTGTTGAACTTAATGAATTTTTTAAGTCAGGTGGTTCTGCAAAGTGTCTTACATTTGCATTATAAATATAAATGAATA